CAAGCTGAACTTCCGCGATCTGGTCTCGTCGATGATCGCCGATCTCGCCCAGCTCGCGGCGCGGCGGTTCATCCTCGGGCCGATCGCCAATGCGCTCTCGGGCGTGTTCTCAGGGGCGGGCGTTCGCGGGGCTTACGCGGCCCCACTGGGGCCACGGTCCCCGCTCACCTTCGCCAACGTCCTGCATGCGGGCGGGATGGTCGGCACGGCCGGGCCGTCCCGCATGGTCCCGGCCATGGCCTTCGCCGCCGCGCCGCGCATGCATGACGGCGGCATGGCCGGCCTCCGCCATGACGAGGTGCCCGCGATCCTCCAGCGCGGCGAGCGGGTGCTGTCACGGCGGGAGGCACAAAGCTACGGCGCGGGCGGCACCGTCAACGTCACCATCATGGCCCGCGACGCCGAGAGCTTCCGGCAATCGCGCACGCAGGTCGCGGCGGACATCGCCCGCGCGGTCTCGCTCGGCCGCAGAGGGCTCTGAGCCATGGCGTTTCACGAGGTCCGGTTTCCCGACAACATCAGCCGCGGCGCGCGCGGCGGGCCGGAGCGGCGCACGCAGATTGTCGAGCTCGCCTCGGGCGACGAGGAACGCAATGCCAGCTGGGCCAACTCGCGCCGCCGCTACGACGTCGCCTACGGCATCCGCCGCGCCGACGATCTCGCGGCGGTGGTTGCCTTCTTCGAGGCGCGCAACGGTCGGCTGCATGGTTTCCGGTTCAAGGACTGGGGCGACCACAAGTCCTGCCTACCGTCGGGCACGCCGTCGCCCACCGATCAGGCGATCGGCACCGGCGACGGCGCGACGACCGCCTTTCAACTGGTGAAGCGTTACGCCTCGGGCGCGCAATCCTGGACGCGCGCCATCGCCAAGCCGGTGACCGGCAGCGTGCGCATCGCGCTGGCGGGCGTCGAGCAGCCGTCCGGCTGGTCCGTCGACACGACGACCGGCGTCGTCACCTTCAGCGCCGCGCCGGGCACTGGTGTCGCCATCTCCGCCGGCTTCGAGTTCGACGTGCCCGTCCGCTTCGACACCGATGCGCTCGACGTAACGCTCGACCTCGAGCGGCTCGGCTCGATCACCTCTATTCCGCTTCTGGAACTGCGTCGATGAAGACCCTTGATCCCGCCCTGCAGGCCCATCTCGACGAGGGCACGACCACGCTCGCCTGGTGCTGGCGGATCACGCGGGCCGACGGCGCGAGTTTCGGCTTCACCGACCACGACCGGACGCTGAGCCTCATTGGCACCGACTTCGAGCCCGAGAGCGGATTGACGGCCTCCGAGGTCCGCTCGGGATCGGACCTGTCGGTCGATGCGCAGGACGCCGAGGGCGTGCTGACCTCGGACCGGATTACCGAGACCGACATCCTCGATGGGCGCTGGGACAACGCGGAGGTGGATGTCTGGCGTGTGAACTGGGCCGATCCGAGCCAGCGCGTGCTGATGCGCCGCGGCGCCATCGGCCAGATCCGGCGCGGGCGGCTCGCCTTCGTCGCCGAGGTGCGGTCGCTCGCGCATGTGCTGGGCCAGACTGTCGGGCGGACCTTTCAGGCGACCTGCGATGCCGCGCTCGGCGATGCGCGCTGCGGGGTCGATCTGGAGGACCCGGCCTACAAGGGCGCGGGCACCGTGATCGATCTCTTGCGCGACCGCGCCTTCACAGCGTCCGGGCTCGGCGGCTTCGAGGCTGGCTGGTTCACCTTCGGCACGCTGGACTGGACCAGCGGCGCGAACGCGGGGCGGCGCACCGAGGTGCTCGGCCATGACGTGACGGACGGCATCGCCGTGCTGACCCTGCTTGAGGGTCTGCCCCCGCGCGCCACCGGTTCGAGCGCGGGGGCAGACGGGCGCGAGATCGCCGAGGGTGACGGCTTCACCATCCGCGCGGGCTGCGACAAGCGCATGGAAACCTGTGGCGCGAAGTTCGCCAACACGGCCAATTTCCGCGGCTTCCCGCACATCCCCGGCCAGGACGCGGTTCTGCGCTACGCCACCAAGGATGGCGGACACGAGGGCGGCGTGCTGTGACGCAACCTCTCGCATCAGCCGATCCCGCGCGCGTCATCGCCATCGCGCGGTCCTGGCTCGGCACGCCGTATCACGATCAGGCCAGCCTTCGGGGCGTGGGCTGCGATTGCCTCGGGCTCGCCCGGGGCGTCTGGCGCGAGATCGTCGGCCCCGAGCCGTTCCCGATCCCGCCCTACAGCCGCGACTGGGGCGAGACCGGCCCGCGCGAGGTGCTGGCCGAGGGTGCGCGCGCCATGATGATCGAAGTGGAACCCGCGGCAGCCGGTCCGGGAACGCTGGTGCTGTTCCGCATGAGGCCGCGCGCCATCGCCAAGCATGTCGGGATCCTCACCGCGCCCGACAGCTTCCTCCATGCCTACGAGCGGCTCGGCGTCATCGAGGAACCGCTCACCCCATCCTGGCGGAGGCGCATCGCCTTCGCCTTTTTCTTTCCGCGGAACGAGGAAACCGAAGGATGAACGCCGCAAAGCGGGGAGTTCCGGCCGTACGCGGACCCTCAGCACACCCCATCTAGGAGGATAGAGTAAAGGGCGGCCAAACAGCACGGGAACACCTCCTCGGCTGTCAGCCGCCCGCCTGGCCGTTTGTGTCAATCCAGATGGGCGTCTTCGGCGAAAGGGCGAGTCGGGTCCACGACGAACATGATCAGCTCGCGCAATTCCTCGCTGCCGGTGCTGAGCACCTCCATCGCCTGATCGGGAACTCCCGGCATCGTTCCGCCGGCGTTGAGCACATGCTCACCGAACGGGGTCCGCTGGGTCAGCTGTCCGGACAGGATCAGGAACGCTTCGGGTCCGGGGTGACTGTGGATCGAGGTGGCCGCTCCGACCGGCGCGGTTGCGTTGTTGATACGCAAAAGGAACTCGGGCGCATCGAACCTCGGCACCGGGCCGATCGACACGACCGGCGCACCGCCCATGCCGTCCGATCCGCGATCGGCCAGCGTGAACAGCCAGGCCCTGCCGTCGAACTCGGCGGCCAGAGAAAACGCACCGGCGGCGGCCTCAGCCGCGCCCAGGCTCTCGAAGGTCTCGACATGCCAGTAAAGCTCGCCATCCGGCAGCGCGTCCACCGGCCGTTCGGCCATCTTCGTGACGACGAATTCGCCGCGGCTCTGCGCCCATCCCGGCAATGCGATCATTCCGATGGCGGCCGCGACAGCAATGAATGTTCTCGGGCGTGACATTTTCGTCTCCTCTTGGGTTGGCCGAAAGACCGGGACCCGACATCGGACCCCTTGCCTCCGGAATTGATTGCCGTTTCGGTCGAGCCGGCGCTTTACCCCCTCGGTTCAGGTCTGGGTGGGCATCCGGTTGTGCCGTGCTCGACTCGAGGAAGCCGTGACGACGTCGGCACGGTCGCTTGCCGCAACGCCGATATCGTCAAGAAGATGCGGCGAGAGTGCCGCCAGTCGTTCGATCTCCGACGCTAGCAGCGGATCGAAACCGCCTTTGCCACCGGAAGGTTCAGGATTTCTCAACGTGTCGGCGACTTTTGTTTTCCATGACCAGACTGGACTCCGGGCAAGAGCAGAGAGTAACACGGGCCAACTCCCTTGATGTTGCTTCGATAGCTGCGATTAACGCCGCAGAGCGGTCATCTTGCAAACCAGGTTATTTGCGGCTCAGGATCAGAAAAACTGATCCTGGAGTCGCCGTGCGCCTTCCTCCTCTCAACGCCCTCAGGGCTTTCGAAGCCGCAGCGCGCCATGACGGGTTCATCGGGGCGTCCGACGAATTGAACGTCACGCGGGGCGCGATCAGCAGGCAGGTCAAGGTTCTGGAAGAGCACCTCGGCGTCGCCCTGTTCACCCGCCATGCGCAGGGCGTTCGCCTGACGGCCGCCGGACGGCAGTTGCAACCGGTGCTGGCCGAAGCCTTCCGCTCAATCGCGTCGGAAGCGCACCGATTGCGGTCCGACGCTCTTGTCAACGTGGTCATGCCCCGTTTTAGTTCCGGTTTCTTTCGAGCAATGTTTGCTATGAAGGAGATATGGAATGGCAAAAAAATACACAGACGAGTTCCGGCGTGATGCAGTGCGGATGGCGACGAGCAGCGGCTTGACGCGCCCGCAGCTTTCATCGGATTTGGGGGTTGGCCTCTCCACGCTGAACAAGTGGGTTCAACAACATCAGCATGACGATCTGATGTCGGGGCCGCATGAGGATGTTGAGAAAGAAAACACCCGCCTTCGCAAGGAAGTCCGGCTGTTGCGCGAGGAGAGGGAAGTGCTAAAAAAGGCGGCAATCTTCTTTGCGGGCCAAAGCCGATGAGGTTTGCTTTCATCGATGCCTGGAAAGAAGTTTGGCCCGTAGAATTTCTCTGCCGTATCATGCAGGTCACGTCGCGGGGGTTCCGTGCTTGGCGGATACGCCCAATGAGCCAACGGCAGCGAGATGATATGGTGCTTCTGGCCCACATTCGTGAGCAGCATCGGCTTAGCCTGCAAAGCTACGGGCGACCCCGGATGACTGAAGAACTGCAAGATCTGGGGCTGAGCGTCGGTCACGGTCGTGTGGGCCGTTTGATGCGCGAGAACGGCCTCAAGGTCGTCAGGACCCAGAAATACAAGGCCACAACAGATAGCGATCACAGGTTCAACATTGCGCCCAACCTTCTGGATCAGGATTTCTCTGCGGATGGCCAGAACCAGAAATGGGCGGGTGATATAAGCTACATCTGGACCAGCGAAGGCTGGCTATATTTGGCCGTCATCCTCGACCTCTACTCTCGCCGCGTCATTGGCTGGGCTGTCAGCAACCGCCTGAAACGAGATCTGGCGATCCGAGCGTTGGACATGGCTGTGGCGCTAAGGCAACCGCCCGAAGGCTGCATTCACCATACGGATCGCGGGTCGCAATACTGTTCCAACGAGTATCAGCGACGGCTGTCAAAGCATGGCTTCAAGGTCTCGATGAGCGGAAAAGGAAATTGTTACGACAATTCGATGGTTGAGACGTTCTTCAAATCCATCAAGGCGGAGCTGATTTGGCGCAACCGCTGGGACACACGCCGCCAGGCAGAAGGCGCGATATTCCAGTATATCAACGGCTTCTATAATCCGCGTCGTCGCCACTCGTCGCTAGGCGGCAAAAGCCCCTTGGCATTCGAACGAAAGGCCGCATAAATGAGTTGGGAGACCGGAACGTAACCGCGACAAGACCAAGGTTTGTCTGGCCTGTGCCGACGGCATGAGCAAGCGCGCTGCGGCGCGCCATTTCAACATTTCGCGCGACACTGTCGACAAGGCCATGGCGTTTTCG